GATTGGTGGCGAAGAACTGCATAATAACCACCACGCAGATATAGCAAATCCCAAGTTTAGTCAGAAATGGTATGAATTTGACATAGGATGGTTTTATATACGTATATTAAGTTGGCTAAGTTTAGCAAAAGTGCGAACCAGCTAAATATACTAAAGAGAACGAATTATGACAATTCAAACAGTTAATCTAGGTTCATATGCTAACGACGGTACCGGCGATGATCTACGCACGGCATTTACAAAAGTAAATGACAATACCGCAGAGCTAGATCTTACCCGTGTTGTCAGTGCTGCTAACTTAGGTTTAGGTGCTGAAATATTCAAAGAAAAAGTAGATAAAAATCTTCAACTGCGTAAAATTAATGCTGGCATTAACATTACAGTTACACAAAATGCCAATGATATTACCATTGCTACTCCCGACAGCATAAACAATCTAGTAGAAGATACCACTCCTCAGCTAGGCGGTAATTTAGATCTAAACAGTTTTAATGTTATAGGAACTGGTAGTATTGATATCGAAGGAGTAGTAATTGCCGACGAATTTACTGGCAATGTTGTTGTACGAAATAATAGTTTAACTATAGAAGCATATAACACTGTTACTTCTGACTATAATACTGTGAGTGTCAACGGACTAACGTTCAGTGGTAACAACAAACTATCATCTGGAATTAATAATATTTCCACATTTCCAGGCGATGGACTAGTTGTTAGTTCTGATTTACAACTAGTGTTATACTCTAACAATGGTGTACTAGTAGACACTGATTTAACTGTATCTGGTGGCATTCAGGGAAATTTAACAGGAAACGTAATAGGAAACGTAACTGGAACAGTAAGTTCAATCGGCAATCATAATTTAGAAGATCTTGCTGATGTTTCTAGCGCAACACCCACAGTTGGTCAGGCACTAGTATGGAACGGCAGTGCCTGGACACCAAATAGCATTACTTCGGGTGTAAGTAGAATTATAGCAGGATCAAATATAACTATTAGTCCAAGTAATGGATTAGGTAATGTAACCATTAATTCCACCGGCGGTGGTTCCGGCGGCGACTTGGATTTTGGATCGTTTACAAACCCTAGTGGGTTTACATTGGACTTAGGTTCATTTTAAGGATTAGGGGAAAACAATGGCATTATTATTAAGACGAGGTCTTGAAGCAGATAGATTGAGTTTTACACCTGAGGAAGGCGAGCTTATCTATGTTACCGATACAAAGTTAATCTACGTAGGAGACGGTGTAACAGCAGGTGGTAATTTACTATCTGGAGGTACAGCGCCACCAAGTTCGCCTACCTATGCTCTAACTAGAAGTAGCGCCACAGTAAACGAAGGCGCAAGTGTAACTATTACACTAACAACCACTAATGTAAGTAACGGTACAAGTGTTCCATATACCATTACAGGAACTGGAATTACTGCGGCAGATTTAGGATTAGGCAGCTTGGCAGGGTCTTTTACCGTTAACTCTAATACTGCTTCACTTGTAATTGCTGTGGCCAACGATTTTACCACAGAAGGCGCGGAAACATTTACAGTAACTTTAAACAGTATTAGTCCGGCAGTTACAGTAAGTGTAAGTATTACAGATAGCTCAACTAGCGTAATTGACGGCGGCGGGCCAAGTACCACAGTATTCGATGTGGTACTAGATGGTGGCAGTCCAAGTTCTACTTTCACTGTGGTTATCGATGGCGGCACGCCATAACCCAAAAACGCATAAATAACAACGATAGAGGATTTTTAACATGCCCCAACAAATTATATTGAGAAAAGGAACTGCCACAGAGTGGACCAACGCAAATCCAACACTGGCTGCAGGTGAACCAGGATTTGAAACAAATACCGGTAAATTTAAAATCGGTAACGGTACACAAGCGTGGAACAGTTTGAGTTATACCGTAGGAACTATTCCCGTTAATCTAGCGGATTTATCGGATGTAACTAGCGACGCACCAAGTTCTGGACAAGTTCTAAAATGGAACGGTACAGCATGGGCACCAGCAGCTGACGCTGGCGGTGTGGGCGGAGCAGGAACTGTTACCAGTGTGTCAGGCACAGGAACAGTAAGTGGATTGACATTGACTGGAACCGTAACTGATTCTGGATCATTGACTCTAGGCGGCACGTTAACATTGTTAGCCGAGGATGTTCCAACACTAAATCAAAATACAACAGGTACAGCGGACAATGTCACTGGCATAGTGGCGGTGGCCAACGGCGGTACTGGTCTAACCAGCCCAACGATCTTTGACGGAACAAATATAGAAGTAACTGGATCTTGGCCAAATCAAACGATAGGAACTTTGGCAGATGTAAACTTTACCAATGCAGTTGTTAACACTAACCTAAGTGCAGGCACTGTTGTTACAAATACTGTACAGTCGGTTGATAATAATAATTTAAAATTAGACGTAGTAGGCGCAAGTATTTTATTTAGACCTGCAACTGGGTCAATATTCGGTAGTCCCGAGTTGAATAGAAATGGAAACATTTATCAAGTTTTCAACGCATATTCTGAACGTGGTTACACATTTGCCCAACATCACTCCAATCCCGATTCTTTAAATTTTACATTTTATAGAACACGAGGCACATCAACAGCTCCGACTGCTCTCCAAGACAATGACGATATCTCAGATATTACATTTATCGGTCATGATGGTACTGTGCCTGCTGTTGCTGCACAGATTTCCTGTCAAGTAGACGGCGCAGTTAGTAGTGGAATTAACCGCGGTAGAATTATATTTGTAGTACACCGCGGACTTGTTAGCGGAAATGCCGGACTTGGAAGAGTGGCAGAGATAGATTCCAACGGTGTTTGGAAAGTAGACTCAATCAGATCCGTTACAACGAATGCCGATTTGAATATATTGAATAATGGTACTGGTATCGTTAATTTACCAGCCGGAACAAAAGTAGGCGGTGTTGCTATTGGTAGTCTTGTAATTAAAGGAACTGTGGCAGATAACACTGCGTTATTGGCAATTTCAACACCAAGTCTAGGCGATACATATCTTGTTCTAAGTCCATCTCCAACTCACTTGTGGGCTTATAACGCTAGTGCTACATGGGTTGACCTTGGTGAATTCCAAGGCCCAACAGGACAAGGTGTTCCTGTTGCAGGAACTATTGGACAAGTATTAGTTAAAAATTCTAGCACTAATTACGATACAAGTTGGGCTACACTTCCAACAGTACCTTCAACCTTAACAGATTTAGGAATTACCGATGGTACAAGTGGACAAGTATTAACCACAAACGGCAGCGGCGTCTTTACATTTAGTAGTGTAACAGGCAGCAGCAGTTTCACTACTATATCGGTAGCTGGACAAAGTAATGTAGTTGCAGACACTGCCACCGATACTTTAACATTAGTTGCTGGTAGCGGCATTACGTTAACAACTAACGCTAGTACCGATACTATCACTATTGCCAATAGCGCAAGTGCCACAAGTAGTTTTACTACTATATCAGTGGCAGGTCAAAGCGATGTTGTTGCAGACAGTGCTACTGACACATTGACATTGGTTGCTGGTACAGGTATCACACTATCTACCAACGCAACTACTGATACTATTACAGTTACTAACAGTGTAACAAATACTGACACTACATATAGTATTAAGGCCACTACAGCCGCAGGCGGCGCCACTTTAGATTTAGATGCTGGTGGTAGTGGTAGTGGAACTGACAGTGTTACATTTGCTGGCGGTGCTGGAATTTCAGTATCTCGCACAGATGCCAATACTATCACAGTTGCTAGTTCAGTTACTGACACTAACACAACTTATTCTATAAACGCCGTAGATGGTACCACTGGTAAGAAAATTATCAGACTAACTGCTGGCGGCAGTGGAAGCGGAGACGACGATGTAACACTAGTAGCAGGTACAAACATCACATTGGAAAGAACCGGTGATGAAATTACCATCGCTAGTACTGCCAGTGGTGGCGGTGGTAGCATGGCCACTCGTACCACAGCATCAGCAACAACTGCTTCTATCGCCAACGGTGCCACAGGTAACATTGCTATTACTGGATTCAAATCATATGCTCTGCTAAAGATGGTAGTTGAGCACGAAGCATGGGTAAGAATTTATACAGATGCTGCCAGCAGAACTGCTGATGCTAGTCGCGCCGAGGGCGTTGATCCAACTCCAGGAAGTGGTGTCATTGCTGAAGTTATCACTACTGCTGCTCCACAAACTATTTTAATTAGTCCTGGAACAATTGGCTTCAATAACGAAGGCACTCCAACAACTAGTATTCCAATTGCTGTAACAAATAAGAGTGGAACTACTAGAACTATCACAGTTACGTTGACTGTACTACAACTAGAAGCATGATATGCCAGCAATTCTTAGAGAGTTTATTGTAACGCTCAGAAATAAAGATGATTTAGAACAATTTTATTCTGAGATGGAAAATGAAGGGACTACTAGCAATGTCCCTTCTAGAATCGTAGAGTGTATTAATCGAAGACCCATTAGTCGAAATACACATTATCGTTTATCAGCAGAAGAAGCTGAACAACTACGTAATGATCCAAGAGTTGAGGCTGTAACACTAAAGTCGAAGCTGATGGGTGCCAAGGCTATACTCCATTCGAGTCAAACTGCCACTTGGAGCAGAAGTGAATCTATCGCTATAGGCAATCGCAATTGGGGATTGTATAGATCTACTATTACTGACAATATTGTTGGCTGGGGATCTGAAGGATCAGAAGGCGACGAAGCCGCTACCGCTGTAACTTCAGGTACAGGAAAAAATGTAGATGTAGTTATAGTGGATCAAATTATTGATCCTAATCACGGAGAGTTTGGTGGCCGAGTACAGCAGTATGATTGGTTTGCCAATCATAATTTAAGTGTATGGCCTTCTAATCCCGACAGTACCTACAACTATTACGAAGATACACCAGGTGACGGATACGCTGGAACAAATAATCACGCAACTCACGTCGCTGGTATTATAGGCGGTGATACACAAGGCTGGGCTAGAGATTCAGACATATATAATTTTAGACACGATCAAGGAAATTTAGATCCAGGATTGTACATACCTTCAGATTATATATATGATTATATAAGAGCATTCCATAATGCCAAGAGCATAAACCCTGCCACTGGAAGACGTAACCCAACTATAGTTAACAACAGTTGGGGTTTAGGAATTAGTCCTACCGTACGAAATACATTCACAGGTGGAAGTGATTCGATTATTAGCAAAATTTATTACAGAGGCGCATTCGTAACACCTGAAAGTTTAGGAAATACTCCGCTTGATACCGGATATAGTGGCGTATGTACAGCCACTGCCAGAGCATCGACACTGGCTAATTTAATTAACGGCGGCAACAGAATAACTACTACTAGCGGCACTACTGCTGGTGTTGCCAGCATACCTAAAGTTATGCAAGGAACAAGTGGGTTAACTAACGCAGGTGTACCCACTGGCAGTGATGCGAATGGTGTGGATATCTATGACGATGCCTACTGGGCATTGCCATTGCCTTTCAATATTACATATTTTAGTAACACCGGCAGTCCTAATTATGGTCCAAGTCAATCCGGTAGCAGTCAAAATGTTCATGTAAGTTCTAATAGTTTTGTTACCTTTGGCGGCAACCCAGCATTCGATGGCTATAGAATAGCAGTGGGAGCAGGATCACCGGCCACCCGAAAAATAATTATTAGTGGCGGTGATAGAAGTTGCCAACGATTATGGTACGGTACTAAGGGCACTACCGGAAATAGAACGTTTGTAATTAGATGGGAAGGCCACGATGGAGCAAACGGCGGAGTATTAGGTAGTCCTACCATGTTGTGGGAAATGACATTCTATGAAGCAACACCTAATCAAATTGATATACACGTAGATCAAAATGCCGCATTCCGTGGAGAGTTTTCTCCGGCGCAATTAGAACAATATGGTATTATGCAAGGCGGTGATGCTGCACCTTTTAGAGATGCTGGTATAGATGCTGATGTAAATGATTGTATTGATGACGGCATCATTTTTGTAGGATCAGCTGGCAATGGTGGTTTTAAATTGGATGTACCGTCTGGACAAGATTACGATAATTATTATTTAGACAACGGGGAAGCTATTTACTACCATAGAGGTTCTAGTCCTAATGCAGCCAATACTGATATAATTATAGTGGGAGCATTGGATAGCACCAGCAACGAAGGTAAAACTCAACCAAGTAATGCTGGCCCTCGAGTAGATTTATACGCTGCTGGCAAAAATGTTATTAGCAGTGTATATGATGGCACCGGAGGAACCGGCGGAAATACTGCAGGAATTATAACCGAAGGCGGCGATAATTATCAAAAATATAACGGAACTAGTATGGCCTCGGCACAAGTTGCTGGTGTGTTGGCAGTGGCATTAGAAACATATCCTCGAATGAACCAAGCAGATGCTAAAAACTATATTACAGGTTATGCTCAAAGTGGTAAGATGGCAGACACTGGTGGTGGTTTCACAGACTCTAATAGCCTACAAGGCGGCGCTAATAAAATACTTTTCCATAATATAGAACGCAGTAGTTCTGGAAATGTTTTTCCAAAAATTAACTGTAAACCTAGGCCTGCTAGTGGCATGGTGTTTCCAAGACTTAAAATTTACAAATCTTAAACGTCATGACAGATTCTATTAAAAAATATACGGAAACAAAAGAGTATATTGTTACTTTAAAAAGTAGCGAGGATCTTGAATCGTTTTACGCAGAGATGCAGGATCAAGGCAGATTCGAAGGCAGCACAGCTCCTGAGCGTGCTGTGTCTTGTGTAGATTTAAAACCCTTTAGTAGAAGTACACACTATATGCTGACCGAATGGGAAGCAATGGAATTAAAAGAAGATTTTAGAGTTGAAAGTGTTTCTATTCATTCAAGGTATTTAGGAATGAAACCTGGAACATTTACCACTAGAACACAGACTAGTAGTAATTGGAATAAATCGGGAAGCACGTCTAATAATATGCTGAACTGGGCACTGTTGCGCTGTACCGAAGGCGTTAACAGATCAGGGTGGGGAAGTGATGGTACTACTAATCAAACTGGTACAGTAACCATTACATCAACTGGAAAAAATGTAGATGTAGTTGTGGTAGATGCTGGTAATCCAGATGCCGCACATCCAGAATATGCCGTTAACGCAAACGGCACAGGTGGCTCAAGGATGATAAACTACAACTGGTTTCAGCACAATCTTGCCGTAAGAGGAACAGCACCAGGAACATACAGCAATCCGACACACAGTCACAGTGTACACGTAAGCGGAACAGTTGCTGGCAATACTCAAGGATGGGCGAGAGACGCCAACATTTATAACATCTATTACGATGCAGGCAATAGCGGCGACTTTAGTTACGTATTTGGTTATGTAAAAGAATTCCACAAGAATAAAAGCGTAAATCCAGCAACTGGTATCAAAAACCCAACTATATGTAACAACAGTTGGGGACAGAGTATTTTCCCTAGCGAATGGACTATGAGTGACATTACAGCAGTGACTTATCGCGGTACCAGATATACACCTAGTGGAGCAACTACCTATACTGGGTATAGCGGAGTATGTAACTCTAGTGAAAGGTTAGCAGTATTGTTAGGTTTTGAAAATTTTGGAAACAGGATTACGACCACAGGACCATACACTCCACCTGGCGGTAGTATTTTAACTAAACCGGCAAGCTGGTCGCAAGAAGGTCAACAGACTTACTTAACTACCTTTAGTGCGCCTGATGCCAGTTATTCAGTTACAGTTCAAGGACCTGCGGATATCAGTTTAATAAACAATGTTGCTGCAGAAGCTTTTAGCGGAACAGTTGATTTAACAAGTAGCATTACTATTAAAAAATCTGATAACAGTGTAGTTGATACGTTTACCCAAGGCCCGTTTAGTGATATAGCTGTAGAAACTAATATTAGACAGGATTTTAGTTTAGTAGAAACTGACGTATATACCATTGTATTTGATACAACACTAGATCTAACTAACGCAGAAACTCCTGCTATTGCTGTTGCCATGAGTTTGCTAGTAAACACCACTCCAGTTGGTACTACTACCGCAACAGTGACAGAAATAACTAACAGTTTGTTAGGAGCAGCTTCTTTGGCTAGCAGTACTACACCAACAACAGGAAATAACGACGACGGATTTTGGACTCTTACACTTCCATTTAATATATCGTTTTTAGGCAACACCTACAGCACCATCTATGTCGGTACTAACCATTATGTTACGTTCACCAGCGGCTCAACTATCTATTCTGGACTAGGGCCGGCAACTCCAAATCTTCCAAAAATTATGTGGTCGTGTGCCGATAACAGTGTACAAAGAATATATTACGGTGTCGAAGGTACTGCACCTAATAGAACATATAGAGTAAGAATGGAAGGAACAGCCTCAACAGGCGGCACTGTTGGTAGTCCGAACATGGTTAACGAATTTGTTTTCTATGAAGCAACACCTAGTCAAATTGATCTTCAGTTGGGCACAAATGCTAGAAAAACCGTAGGTGGTGGATTTACCACAGAACAATTGAACGCTTGGGGATTTATAGCGGGACAGCGTATTCCTGCTCGTGTACCAGGATGCGATGCTGACATAGTAGATGCCATAGCAGAAGGTGTTATCATGGTAGGAGCAGCTGGAAACGGTTTGTGGAAACATGATGTGCCAGGCGGGTTAGATTGGGATAATACATTCGAAATGGCTAGTAGATATCCGGCTAGCGTTGCCAATCCTTATTACTATATGCGTGGCACTAGCCCTACAGCTAACGATGTAAACATTCCTAATATTTGTGTCGGCGCAATAGATGTTACCAGTGCCGATCAAAAAAGCAGTTATAGTGATTGCGGGCCAGGTGTTGATATCTGGGCGCCTGGAACAAGTATTATTAGTTCCTATCTAAGTGGTGTAAGCGATAGCAGAAACGCTAGTTACCAGCTGGGCAAAATTAGTGGTACTAGTATGGCCAGTCCTAATGTATGCGGAGTACTGGCTTGTGCTTTAGAGCAAAATCCTCGTTGGAATCAAGTTCAAGCAAAGGCCTATATTATGGGTATTGCTAAACAAGGTCAAATAAACGCCTCAACTGGCGGGCCTGCTGACATTAGGGATCTTCAAGGAGCACCTAATCTATACCTATATTATAAAAAAGAACGTCCTACAGAAGGTCAAACGATTCCAACGCTATCACAAGGTGTTCGACCAACCTCGGGTATGGCGTGGCCCAGAACTAGAATTTTTAGATTCGGTTAAACATAAGTTCTGTTTTTTGGTTAAATACATAAAACGGAGCTGAAATGGCATTAACGTGGACTCAACCTTCTGGATACAGTTTAGGGACAATCAATGAAAGACAAACAGTAAGTATAGCACTGCCTATAAGCTCGAGTGTTGGCGTAACTTTTCAAAAAATAACAGGAAAGATTCCGCCCGGTATGCGTATCCAAGGCAGCAACTTGGTGGGGACACCTTACGAAATACCCAGAACAACAGAATTTAAATTTGTTATCAGAGCAAGTAGCAGTAGTGAATTTGCGGATAGAACTTTTACAATTACAGTAGTTGGGTCGGACGAGCCTAACTGGTTAACTCCTGCTGGCGCACTACCAATCGGCGCCAATGACGCATATTATATTTTAGATAGCAGCTATATTGATTTTCAACTAGTTGCCACAGATACTGATACGTCTGCTGGGCAACAACTTAAATTCTTCATTGCCAGTGACGAGGGCGAATTACCGCCCGGTTTAATTTTAACAGAAAGTGGAAGAGTTACAGGCTTTGTTCAGCCTCTGTTATCTATTCCTTTAAATGCAGGAGAAGGTCCGTTTGATACCGACTTGTATGACAATGTGGCCTACGACTTTGGCTACAGAAGTACCAACGGATACGACACTTATGTATTTGATTTAACTGTGTTTGACTTTAGTGTACCTACTGGAAGACCACGAAAGCTAAATCGAAATTACGAATTTATAGCAACAGTTACAGATGGCGACAGCGTGACTAAACGCAAGTTTAGAATTTTCGTAGTAGGCGACGACTTCTTCAGAAGCGACAACGTTATTGAAACAGCGGGTACTGGTGCATATACTGCGGATGTATCCTATGTACGTGCTCCTATATTCACCACACCACAATACCTTGGATTACGAAGAGCCAATAACTATCAAACATTTAAAATAGATATCTACGAAGGGTTTAGCGACTTAGGCCCTGTAATATACGATTACTCAGATATCAATGCGTTAATCAGCGCAATCTGTATAAGAGAAACAGCCAACGACAATAGACTAGGGCAAAGCGTAGTTAGAATAGAACGGGCCGATGGAGTGCCTCAAGTGGGATATAAATTTTCATTTAACGGGGAATTTATAGGTGCCACAGAAGAAATTTATACTATAACAGACGTCGATGTACTGGGCGGAGATATCTATCGTTTAACTGTTAGCCCTGCGTTAGAAGTAACGGTAACTAACGGTAGTTCTGTATTCATAGGTACTGATAGTGTTTTACCAACAGGTATGATATTTGACCAAACTACTGGAGAGGTATTTGGAACTGTTCCATACCAGCCTGCTATTACTTTAACGTATCAATTTACTATCAAGGCCATTAGATTTGGTCAGGGTTCGGAACAAGCTGTAAGTCGTCGAGTGTTCACTGTGGACATATTAGGTGAAGTAGAAAGTGTCATGAACTGGACCAGTCCTGAAAATCTAGGAACCATTGACAGTGGCTATATTAGTACACTTAGTATTGTTGCTAGTAGTACATTTGGTGGATCTGCCATTCTTTATACTCTAGAAGATGGTAAATTACCTCCAGGGCTAACTTTAAATCTCGACGGTGAAGTGGTAGGCAAAGTAAATCAACTTACTAATCAGATACGTTATAGAAGTTTATGGAAGCCAAACACTAGCTACCAATTAAACACTGTTGTTAAACAAAATAACATACGTGGAATTAAATCTTTAACGAGACGACGCAATGTGGCAACGGTTGTTACAAGTTTAGATCATAATTTTGTCACAGGTGATTTAGTGGAAATTGTCAGTGATGATTTAAATTTTAACTATTACGATGCCGTTAGTGTCACTATCGCTCCTATCGAGTTAACTGGATCAACTTCAACAACATCCGACGATGTGTATACCGATATATCAGGCGTGAGTGTAACTGCTGCTGGAACATACACCGGAGTTGCCAGTGTTGCAGTTACAGGCGGCGGTACTGGCGCAACATTTACTGTAATCAAGCGTAGTAGCTTAACAGGATACAACGGTGTTACTACAATTAGAATGATAAGTCCAGGCGCTGGATATAGCACTGGCAACCAAATTAAAATATTAGGCAGTTTGCTTGGCGGCACAAGTCCTGCAAACGATTTAACATTTACCATAAGTGAATCTGTTAAAGTAACATTTACTATTCCTACGCAGAAACTAACGCCGCTGGCTCCGGTGTTTACCTTAATAAAAGGAACTAGTAGCGGTACTACATCGTTTGTTTATAACGATGTGCCTGCGGCCTCAACAACTGGTAGCGGAACTGGGGCACGATTCAAAATAGAAAAAGGCTTTAATGGTAGCACAAACTATACCGGATTAGTCACAGTAATCTTAGTTGATCCGGGTTCTGGCTATCTCCCTGGAGATAGAATAACTATCAGCGGCGCGCACCTCGGCGGTGTTGATATTGTTAACGATTTAACATTTACTACATCTACAGGTTTAGAATTTTGGTATAGAATCAACGGCAATAGCAATAGCAAATATAACGGTAGGTATTTTGCCACAAGCTCTAACTCCAGCACAATTAACTTAAATTATTATGACACGCCTGGAACATTTGGATCTGGGTTAATCAGTATCGAAACTACACCGGGCGTGTATGTGGGACAGACTCTAATCATTCCGTTAAATTATTTTAACTACCCAAATAAAGGTACTAGTATAGGAATGAAACCTGCGTCGGGTACAACATATAATTTACCTACATTTTACAAATGTATCACTAGCCACACAAGCAGCACATTATTCGATACAGACCTTACAAAGTGGAGTGTGTATAAATTTCCTGAAAGTGACAAAACACTTACTACATTTGATAGTGTTAATCTAAGTTTAGATTCAGGCGATACTACATTAGATAGAAGTTATACATTTACTATTAGAGCTAGAGACCAGCTAGGTTACAGTGCTATAACTAGAACCTTTACATTGACAGTTAACACACCTAATAACACCTACTATAGCAATCTAACAGCAAAGCCATTCTTGAAATTAAATCAGAGAAGTATTTTTAGAGATTTTATAACTGACGGTGAAGTATTTGATCAGTCAGTAATATATCGACCAAGCGATCCATATTTTGGCATACAAACTGATTTAAAAATGTTAGTATACGCAGGAATTGAGACCAAACAGGCAGTAGAGTATATCAGCGCCATGGGCCGAAACCATAAGACAAAACGATTTACTTTTGGCGAACTTAAAAAGGCAGTGGCAAAACTACCGGGCACAAACACAGTAGTATATGAAATTATCTATGTAGAAATGTTAGATCCTTTGGAAAAAGGAAAAGATCATTTGCCGTCTACTATCAAATATAGTAAAAGCCACATAGACATCACAGTGGATCAAAACAATGAATTTTATACTGGCCCAGATTTCAGTAAAGATACTGCGTTTTGGCAGCGCCCAATACCATTCAATGTAACATTGGATAGAACAGACGTATTTGCTGGAGATCCTGGAACTGGTATTAGATTCCCTAGCAGTATTAGTTTATGGCGTTACAGGATTCAAAATATGGAGAATACTGCTAGCGAGCGTAACTATTTGCCATTATGGATGCGTAGTATACAACCAGGCGAAACTACGGAAATCAACTATGTAGCAGCCGTTCCACTGTGCTATTGTAAGCCAGGTGGAGCAGACACTATTTTATTAAACATTGAAAACTATATAAAAACTACATCATTTGATTTTAAGAATTTAGACTACACCATAGACAGATATACAATAGATTCTGTTACCGGTGAATATACAGATAAATATCTAGTATTTAGAAACGATAGGACCACAATAACATGACCAGCGCAATAGTATCAGCTACCATCGACGCAGATTTTCCTGTAGCCGGAGTAGACAACGACAGTCAAGGATTCAGAGATAACTTTAGCATTATTAGAGATGGCTTGGCCACTGCTAATGCTGAAATTACTGAATTACAGACCAACACCGCCAAACTTAATGACGATAACGATTTCAACGGAAATGTTATCTCTAATGCTGTAACAAATCAATTATATGGTAGTGTGTACACAACCACCAGTACGCCAACTACCAACGTGAGTTTGAATGATGGTGAGTACCAAGTAATTACACTATCCGGCGGCCACACGTTGACATTCAAAGATTGGCCTGAAACAGATCTTTACGGCAAAATTCGCCTTGAGTTAAAGAGCGATGGCACTGAACGTACAGTAACATTTAGTACAGAGTCAGGTGGTGTAATACGCAAAGAAATTAGTTCTGTGTTGATCGAAGCTAGTGGTGCGTCGAGGACTGCTAGTAGTGTTGCTACTACAAATACCACAATTAGTTTTCCAACAGCAAATATAAATGTTATCGGTACTAGTTCAGGCGCAGGGTTATTTCAAGTAGGAGATAGAGTATTTGGAACAGGAATTACTGGCGATGTATCGATTAGCTCGATTACAAACTTAACCAGTACTGCCAGCGCCACTACAGCACCATATACATTAACTTATACCACTATCACTAGTACCGGACTAGTAACCTGCTCTGCTCCGACAACTTTGATAACAACTGGTACTAAGGTACAATTAAGCGACAATACCGGCATCACAGGGCTGTCAACGTCAGCAACTTATTATGCCTACGGAGTAACTGGTAGTCAGTTTAACCTAGCAAGTAGTCTAGCCAATGCCAGTGCTGGTACACCAGTTAGCGGTTTAGCAGGTACAGTAGCATACACTAGCATCACAGTGGGTGCCAATGTTAAAGTTATTTCTACATTTGCAGGAAGTATACCGGTTGGAAATCAAATAGTTTTAACTGATGTAGCTGGACTTACTGGACTTACTGCTAGTCCAACTGTGTATTATGCTTATGGTGCTGATAGTACCGGAGTGTTTCTTGCCGCAAGTTATGCTGATGCCACTGCTGGCACACCTGTGCCTATTAGCTCTGCAACTGGCACTTACACTGGAACTGCTAGTACTTTAACACAT